ATGCGGTATCATAATACCCCAGAAACCGGGGCTGAACAAGCCTCTAACCGCGACGCCGCGTTGGCGCTGGTGGCCAAAGGCTTCACGGTCTTTCCGGCCGGGGCCAACAAGCGGCCGCTCATCAAGGGGTGGCAGGACAAGGCCAGCGATGACCCGGCCCAAATCGAGCGATGGTGGAAGAAATGGCCCAACGCCATGCCCGCGCTGCCGACCGGAAGCCGCAACGGGATCGCCGTCATGGATGTGGACTGCAAGGGTGAAAGGGACGGGCTCGCAGCGCTGGCGCTCTTCAACGACGTGGACGCCATGTCGCCGGTCTGGATCACCACGCCGAGCGGCGGCCGCCACATCTACTTCCGGCCCCCCGAAGGCATGGGCAATAGTGCTCCCGTTCCATACGGCGTAGACGTCAAGGCAGAAGGCGGCTTCGTCATCGCGCCCGGTGCGATCAACGGGAAAGGCGTCTACAGCATCACCAGCGGCTCTCTGGGCGATGACCTCCCGGAGTGGCCCAAGACCTTCCTGCCGCAGCAGAAGCCCGCCGGACAGGCCAAGGCCGAGCCCAGTGGCCGTGACTTCAGCGTGATCCTCTCTGCCCTCTCTGCGCTGCCCAACGACGGCGACGAGTTCGGCGGCCGGGAGGATTGGCTGCGGATCGGAATGGCCCTCCATGCGGAGACAGAAGGCAGCCTCGAAGGCGAAGAGGCTTGGCACGACTGGTCGGCCCAGCACCCGAGCTACGACACGACCAAGACCGATGAGGCGTGGGCGTCCTTCACGGCCGACAAGGAAGGCGGCGTCACCGGCAAAACGATCATCGCCGAGGCGGAGAGGCGCGGCTGGCGCGACACGTCCATGCTGACCGATGAGGATGTGGAAACGGCCGCTTGGACCATGGCCGAGATTGACCGGATTCTGGAAGAGAACCGCCAGACCCGCAGCAGGGGCGGCCTGAGGCTGCTGAAGCCGCGCGACTGCGCCGAGATGCCTGCCCGCGAATATGTCATCAAGGGCCTGCTGGCGGAGCGGGACGTGGGCGCGATCATCGGCGCTCCGGGCTCCGGCAAATCCGTCATCGCGCCCTATCTTGGCTATGCCGTTGCGCGAGGCGTTGAAGCCTTCGACCGGCGCACCAAGGCGGGCGGCGTCTTCTATGTCGCAGCGGAAGACGCGCTCGGCCTCAGGAAGCGTGTCACAGCGCTCCGGGACCAGCATGGCGAGGCCGACGGCTTCCATCTGGTCGAAGGCGTCACCAACCTCGCCAGTGTCGAAGACAGCCGGGCGCTGCGCCAAGCCGTGAAGCAGCACCGGCCGTCGCTCATCATCATCGACACTCTGGCAGCCGCCTTTCCGGGCCTTGAGGAGAACGAGTCCAAGGCCATGGGCAAGGTGGTCTCTGTCGCCCGCTCCCTGACCCAATGGGGCGCGGCCGTGCTTCTCATCCACCACGACACCAAGGCAGGCGACGGGCTCCCGCGCGGGCACTCCATCCTCAACGGCGCTCTGGATGTGTCGCTGCACCTGAGGCGCGAGAAACGGCTGGTGGAGGTCCGGCCGTCGAAGAACCGGAACGGCACGACCGACCAGAGCTTGGCCTTCAGCGTGGGGGAGATTCAGCTGGGCACGGATGCCGATGGCGATCCGATCACCGCGCCGATCTGCGATGACGAGAGCGGCCCGGTTGTGCGGGACACCGCCACCCGGCTGCCCGCCAGCGCCAAGGCCGCTCTGGAAATCTTGGAGGCACTTTCGGAAGGTGGCAAATGCGTCACCAAATCCGATTGGCGCAAGGCATGCGTCGACAGTGACGCCGTGTCCGGTGCTGAAAAGCCCGACGACCGGCGCAAGGCGTTCCGGCGGGCGTTGGAAGAGCTGGCCCGGCGACAGCTCTTCCACTCTGAGGGAGAGATAATCCATTTGCCCGATGCGCCTGAGATGCTGCTGGGGGACGAGGATGTATAGCCGACAGGACAACAGGACAGGACAGGACATTTACAGGACATGTCCTCCGGCAAACCGGCGACGGGCCACAGGACAGGACAGGACACAACCCCTAAGGGGTGTCCTGTTGTCCTGTCCCGCCGATGCAACTCACTTCTGCCAACTGCAAGTTACTCTAGCTGACGTCTTCAGTTCAGCGGTCGCGGGTCGCGCGGTTCATCATTTCAATGACGATCTTTCGGTCCCGGTCAGAGATGGAATATTTGGAACCGGGTGGCTTGCGGCGTTCGGCCCTGCTCGCAAAGACTGCTTTGCAGTCCTGTTCGACGGAAGAGCGGACCTCCTCCGGTGTAAGACTCGAGTTGTAAAGCCGAAAGGCTATGGAACGAGCTCTTTCACGCCTACCCGAGAAGCCGTCCACGTCATCCATGAACCACGGCATTGGCAGCGACTTCTTGATAGCTCTGCGAACTCCCCACTCGTTTGCTCCATGATCGCGACGCTGCGCAAACCGATACATTGCATTCGAGAATTCTTCACATTGTCTCTCCGGCATCTCGGGAACAGCAAACGTCGCGTAGTCATGTTCGCCACTCTCAGTTCGCTGGGAGTCGCCCCGAACGAACCAAAGTCCCAAACCAAGCACGACAACGATGCCGATCACGATCTTCGCGGCTTTGGTCAGTTCTGTGGGAGGCTTCTCCGCGACATGAGTGACTGGCTGTTCAGACTCGAACTTCAAACCCTCCCTATTGCGCCGGGTCAGAAGGCTATGGCTGGGTTCGTTCTCTGGATAGATTGTCATCGGTTCACCACTCATTTCCACCAATGCAACGGAGACTGAGAATGCGGCCTTGCAATGACCAATTCAGTTCAATCAGAGGGCGCGCGACAGCGCGTCGCTTTAGGTTCTTCCTGGACCAGCCTTCTGCGGGGGGCGCGGAGCCCCGGGATTCTCGGCTGTGGGGGCAATCTTGATTTGGAAAAACCCTCTCAGGGGGATTTTGCCCCTGTGGGGGATATTCACCGTGGGAAAGGGCCTCTGTGACTACTCTGGAAGACATTGACGCAATTCTCATGGCCGCCCGTGCCCCTGAGGGGGATTTGGTGACGGCTGGCGAGCTGGGGGATTGGCTGGGCCTCACCGCCAACCGGGTCCATGCGCTGGGGAGGGATGGCGTGCTGCCCCGCTCCCCTGAGAAGCGGTATCCCCTGAGAGCATCGGTGGCGGCCTACTGCGACCATGCCCGCTCGCTGGCCAAGGGGAAGGCCGCCGACAACGCACTGGCGGAAGAGAAGGTGCGGCTGGCCCGGGAGCAAGCCGACAAGATCGCGCTTCAGAACGCCGCCGCCCGTGGGGAACTTCTGGACTCCCGGGAGGTCGCCAACGAGTGGCGCTCTGTCGTGGTGGACCTTCGCGCGGCGATCCTCGCCGTGCCGTCCCGGGTGGCCAGCCGCTTGGGCTTCGACCGGAAAGAGACGGCCGCGCTCGACTCGGAAATCCGCGACGCGATGGAGGCGATTGCAGATGACCGTTGACCCGAGATTTGGCCAGCTGCGCCGCGACGCTCTGGCAGCCCTCCGGCCGCCCGCCAAGCTGGCGCTCAGCGAGTGGATTCAATCCAGCATCTACCTCCCGTCCAGCCTCGCCGCTCAGCCCGGCCGGATGCGCCTCTGGAAGCCGCAAATCGAGATCGCCGACTCCATCGGCGACGATACCGTGGAGCGCGTCTCGATCTTGAAGAGCGCTCGCGTCGGGGCCACTCAGCTGATGGTCGGGGCGCTCGGCCATTTCGTGGAGAACGACCCGAGCCCGGTGCTCTGCGTTGTCCCGGCCGAGGCCGATGCGCGGCACCTGATGGTCAGCGTGGTGGAGCCGACCTTTGGCGAGTCCCCCGCTCTCCGGGCGGCGTTGACGGCCGACGCTTCTGGCCGCGATGTGCTGATGCACCGGCACTTCGCCGGGGGCAGCCTCTCCATCGTTTCTGCCCGTGCCCCGCGCAACCTCCGGGCCCGGACGGCCCGCATCCTCTTCGCCGATGAGATCGACGCCTATGAGCTGAGCGCGGGTGTAGAGGGCGACCCGGTGGAGCTGGCCATGCGCCGCACCATGACCTTCGGCAATCGCAAGATCGTGCTCGCCTCAACGCCGGTCGACGCCGAAACGAGCCGCATCCTTCGAGCCTATGACCAGAGCGACAAGCGAGTCTTTGAAGTCCCCTGCCCCGGCTGTGGCGATTTCGGGGAAATCCTCTGGAAAGACATTCGATGGGACGCCGAGAAGCCGGAGACGGCCCATTGGGTCTGCCCGGAGTGCGGGAGCGTGGTGGAAGACCGGCAGAAGCCCCGGATGGTGGCAGAGGGCCGCTGGCGGGCCACAGCGCCGCACGTGGAGGGCCACCGGGGCTACAAGCTCACCAGCCTGACCAGCACCCTCCCCAACGCCTCTTGGACGCGTCTAGCGGCCGAGTTCCTTCAGGCCAAGCGGAGCCCGACCACCCTGAAGCCTTGGCTCAACACCGTGCTTGGCGAGCCGTGGCGCGGCGAAGGCGACGACTTGGACGCGACCGACCTCGAAGGGCTGCGGCGGCCTTTCAGCCTCTCCAATGTGCCGCCCGAAGCGCTGGTGCTGACGGCGGGCGCGGACGTGCAAAAGGACCGGGTGGAAATCACCTTCACCGGCTGGACGAAAGACGATGATCTGCGGGTCCTGGGCCATGACGTGATCTGGGGCAGCCCGACCGAAAACGAGACTTGGGCGGAAGTGGACGATGCCCTGCGCCGCCAGTTCCGGCACCCGGCGGGCGGCGTGCTGACACTGGATGCGGCCGTGATCGACTCCGGCAACTGGGCGGATCAAGTCTACGCATTCTGCCGCCCCCGCTCGGCCCGGCGCATTCTGCCCGGAAAGGGCGTCTCGGGCTTCGGCCGCCAGTCCCTCGCCTTCAGCACGTCGCGCAGCACCCGGCTGGCGCTCATCGGGATCGACGGCGTGAAGCTGGCGCTGCACCAGCGGCTCGCCCATGGCGACACGATCCTCTTCAGCGATGAGCTGGGCGGCGACTACTTCGACCAGCTCCGGGCCGAGAGGCTTGTGACGAAGTTCAGCCGGGGCCACCCGATCCGGCGATGGGAGGTCATCTCCGGGCGGCGCAACGAAGCGCTGGATACGCTGGTCTACAGCTACGCGGCCCGGGGACTGGTGGGGCTGGACGTGGAGCGCAGGGAAGCCGATCTGGCGAGCGTGACGGGCGGTGAGAAGCGGGCTAGGGTGATCCGGAGCAATTGGTTGGGAAGATGATACGCATAGAGGCTGCCAAGCGCTCCTAAACCGGAGACAACCTCGGAAAAGCGCTCCCCCAAGTGTTTATCTTCTTTTTTTGAATCTTAAATTTCTTTGCTAACGAATGATCATATTGGACCAAGGCCGGAACACACAAGTTGATGAGTCCAATAATTTTGTGAATCTTGAAATTCAGCCTACTCCCAATCTCAGGTAACTCTAAGCCACTACCTTCAAGGCGACGAATAAAGATTTCGTTCACAAATCCACGGTTGTGCGCATAAACGTTTCTGCACTCTATTAGTAATCTGGCTGCATCACGCGACTCTTGATCTTGAAATATGCTGATTCCAAGGGTCTCGTTGGCGAAAGCCTCAATCCCCTTGAGCCCTCCATAGGACAAGGAGTTTATTTTTCGATCTAGCAGAAACTCAATGATCTCGCTCTTACTTCCCCTGACTAATATGTCTTCAATCGAAATTTTTTCATTTGTGTTCAGAATTTCCGGCCTCCGTCGCCCACAATCCTGAATGATGGCTACCAGATACCAAAGAAACACATCCGCAAAGCCGCAGATGATGCTTCGGCATACTGCAAAATCGTGCTTAACGAATTCCTTCACGTAGTAGCTAGGATCAATCTCCTCTTCGCTTCCTTCCTCACCCATCGCTTTCCGATATTTCAGCAGAAATTCGTGTGCTCGAACACGTTTTTCGTCGGCTGAGGTTGCCATCATAGCAATGAAAAGAACGCTACTTACAATGCCGTCATAATCCTCTAGAAAATTGTAAAAAGACTTCGTGCAAGTGGCCTTGCCGCTTGGGAAAAAGAACATCCCGTCATCTATTGCCATCTCAAATCTACCGCACGGCCAAATCCCTAGGGAAAGACTGACATACCAGACAGAACGCATCAACCTTCGTGCGCAGTCACGCCTGTCCGTGCAGCCAATACTCCGCCGCTTTGTGAACCTCAGCGAGAGCCGCCCGGAAAGCCGGATCTTCCTCGACCCTCTCCTTGACCTCTGGCCTCCCCAGATTCTGCGGAAAACCGACGCCAGTTCGCGTCTCGTAGCGAGCAACAATTAAGTCTAGTTCGGCACGGAACGACCTCACACGCGACGCCTTGGCTCCGCCTGCCCGTGTCCGGCCCAGCTTTTTCGAGTTCTTCATGCTTGGTCCCTTCCGAGTGGATGGGCCAGTGCAACCCGGCGCTGGCCCATCCGGCAAGGAGTCCCGCATGGCTGTATGCGGCGACGGGTCCACTCCTACACTCACCGGAGCCGATTCGGCAACACCCGACACCCCGTCAAGACATAGGCAACCCACGGTAGCCTAAGCATTTTTTGCCTTGCTGCTGGAGCCGATTCGCCGTTAATCCGGGGTATCTCTTTTGCTCGAAAGGACCATTGAATGGCTGCCATTCTGAACATTCCGCCCACGGTTGCGCACCGCCCCAAGGGCCTCATCGACTGCGCTCAGATCACCGATACGCTCATGGTGGCTGGGCAAGACCGGCAGGTCGCCTATGACCAGACCCGGGCGCTCCTGAGGGCCGGGTATTTCCTGCCGAGTGCCCGCGAAGAGCGCGGCAAGAAGTCCTTCTTGCTGACCCCGGATTACATGCTGACCGCCGATGTGCTGCTGCGTCTGCGTGACTTTGGAATCCGTGGCGGCGAAGGCGCCAAGGCCGATCCGATGTTCGCCGCCGCGCTCGCGCTGCGCGGCTGGTCGGGTGGCCGCCCGAAAGGTGCCGTCCACAGCCCTGCGGCGCACGTGATCGCTGAGTATGAGCTTGATGTGCGCGGTTGGGTCTTCGAGCTGTGGAGCTTCATCCATGGGAAGACCGGCGACCTCCGCTTTGAAGGGCGCATCCACCGTGTCGACCCGAAGCACCCTGACGGCTTCCACAGCACGCCGCTGCAATACGGCAACCACGGCCAATACCTGCATCGCTCGTGCATCGCCGTCGACCTCACCGATGCTCTGGACCGCTGGCACCCCCATGGGCGGGCCCGCCGGGAAGCCATGAACTGATGGCCAGCGCTTTCCTCCCTCAATTCGTCCGGCGCATCATTTCGCGGGACGCACCGACCACCCGGCGGCGCTCTATCGACGCTGCAACGGGTGGCCGGAGAGGGAGCGGCTTGGGCGTCAGCGGCCCGATCAATCCTGAGGTCAGCGCGGCTGCCTCGATCACGCGGGGCCGGTGCCGGTATCTCGCCACCAACAACGGCTTCGTCTCCAATGCCGTCGCCAACTTCGTCGCGGCCTTGGTCGGCACCGGCATTCGCCCCGCGACCCGCACCGATGATGCTGGCACCCGGGAACTGATCGGCGGTGCATTCGAGCTGTGGGCCGAGCTTGCCGACCATTACGGCACCACCGATTTTTGGGGGCTTCTGTCCAGCGTCGCCCGCCACTTGATGGTCGACGGCGAAGCTATTCTCATCATGCGCGATGAGCCCGACGGGCTCAGGCTGCAACTCATTCCACCTGAGTTGCTGGACGAGTCCAAGACCGCCACCCTTGGCGACGGCCGAGAGATCGTCAACGGCGTGGAGTTCAACGCCGAGGGCCAGCGCGTGGCCTACTGGATTCTGCCGCAGAAGCCGACCTCCACCTTCGCTGAGTATGCCCCTCCCGTGCGGGTGGATGCGGCCGACGTGCTCCACGTCATGCAGCCGCTCGCCGCCGGACAAGTCCGGGGCCTGAGTTGGCTTGCAGCGGCCGTCTTGCCCGCCAGCGAGCTGGACCAGCTGACAGATGCGCTGCTGGTCTCCGCGAAGGTCTCTGCGATGTTTGCCGGGTTTATCACTGACCAGAACGGCGTTGGAACGCCGTTTTCAGAAGGGGTGGATCGACTCCAAGAGGAAGGCATTACTCCCGGTGGCCTGTATCGTCTTGGTTTCGGAGAAGATATTCGTCTTAGCGGACCGGAACAGCTGAAGGACGCTCCGGCCTTCGTCCGGATGAACCTGCTGGCTCTGGCGGCCGCTCTGGGCCTCCCGGAGCACATGGTCAGCGGCGACCTCACCAACGCCAACTACAGCTCCCTTCGCGCCGGGCTGCTGCCCTTCCGCGCCCGGGTGGAGCAAACTCAATACGGCGTGCTGGTGCCCCAGCTTCTTCGGCCCATCTGGCGGCGTTGGCTCGCCTTGGAAGTCAGCTCCGGGCGGCTGGACGTTTTGCCGGACCTTCGCGCCGAGTGGATCATGCCCCGCCACCAGCAAGTCGATCCTCAGAAGGACATGGCGGCCGTTGGCGAGGCTCTGGCGCTCGGCCTCACGTCCCGTTCGCAGGCGATCAATGAGCTTGGCTGGAATGCCGATGAGCTGGACCGGGAGATCGCGGCCGACCGCGCCCGCGAAGCCGAGCTGGGCCTGTCCTTCAGCTCCAAGGAGTCCCCCGATGCCTCTTGATGCCCAGATGACCCGCGCCGCGTCGACGCGGCCCAACTCCTACGATCCGGACACCCGCACCGTTACGGCCGTGATCGCCACGTCCAACCCGGTCCTGCGCCAAGACTCCCGGGGCCCTTACCAAGAAATCCTCACGGCCGAGACGCTGGACCTCTCGGCCGCTGAAGGTCTTCCCGTTCTCGACAGTCACCGCACCAGCTCCGTGCGCGACCAGATTGGACGGGTCCAGTCCATCGCCTTGGAGGGCACTTCCGTTGTCGCCGTCCTTGAGCTGACCTCCGCCGAAGATGCTGCGCCGATCCGCCAGCGGGTCGCGGATGGCACCTTGAGCGGAGTCAGCGTCGGCTACCGTCCCTCGGGATGGACCGAGAGGTCCACGCCGCAGGGCCGGGCCAAGAGCCCGTCCAGCTGGCGGATTACTGAAGTCACCCTGACAAGCAACCCGGCCGATCCGTCGGCCCGACTGAGGCAGAAAGGAAACGAGATGCCCGAAGAAGTGATCGAAACCCAGACGCCGGAAGCGGCCGAGGCGCAGCGCCGGAGCGACATCCGGGGGCTGGTCCGCTCGGCCGGTCTCGGCGATGAGCTGGCCGACCAGCTCATTGATGGCAGGTCCGACATGACCGCCGCGAAGGCCGCCGTCTTCGACGCGACGCAGGAGAAGCGCCGCTCGCAGCCGACCATCCGCATTCACAGCTCCAACGATGACCCGGCGGTGATCCGCGACCGGCAAGCCGAGGCGCTGCACATCCGCATGGCGGGTGGCGAGCCCGCGCCCGAGGTCCGGCCGTATATGTCCCTCACGATGAGCGACGTGGCCCGGGAAAGCCTGAACCGGGCTGGCGTCTCCACCCGTGGCATGTCGCCGGATGAGGTCTTCACCCGGGCGGCCGAGCACACCACGTCCGACTTCGCGCTGCTGGTCAGCAATGCCATGGGCAAGACGGCTGAGACGAGCTACCAAGCTGCCAGCTCGCCTCTGAAGAAGCTCGGCCGCCAGCGCAGCCTCTCCAATTTCAAGACCGCGACCAGCATCCGCCTTGGCGAGATGGGGCGGCTGGAAGAGCTGGACGAGTCCGGCGAGATCACCGCCACCAGCCGTGCAGAGAACGGCGAGACGATGCAGCTCAGCACCTATGCCCGGGGCATTACCGTCTCGCGCAAGCTGCTCATCAACGATGACCTTGGGATGCTCGGCGACATGACGGCCGCCTTCGGCGAGGCAGCAGCCCAGACCGAAGACGAAATCTTGGTGGCGTTGGTCACGGCCAACCCCAACCTGAGCGACGGCACGCCGGTCCATGACGCCAGCCGGGGCAACATCGCCAGTAGCGGCCTCTCCCTCAATTCCGAGGGGGCTCAGACCACGATTGAAGCGGCTCGCAAGGCCATGCGCGGCTACACCGGCCTTGATGGCAAGACGCTCATCAACGCTTCGCCCAAATACCTTCTGGTCGGCCCGGAGTGCGAGAGCGCGGCCGAGCGGCTGCTGGCCAACATCTACCCGGCCACCGTCGATGACGTGAACGCCTTCGCCACCAAGCTTTCGCTTCTGGTGGAGCCGCGTATCACCGATGAGCGCTGGTATCTCTTCACCGATCCGGCCCGGCTGGCGGCGATCCAGTATGGCTACCTCAGCTCGGCGCAGGGCGTGCAAATCCAGCGCGCCGAGGCGTGGTCCACGCTGGGCCTCAAGTTCCGCGCTTGGCTCGACTTCGGCGCGGGCTGGCTGGACTGGCGCGGCTCCTACCTCAACGAAGGTGAGTGATGGCCCTGACCGCCGCAGAGCTGACCGCTGCCCGTGACGCGCTTCTCAGAGCGCGTGCGGGTGGCGTGCGCCGCGCCCGGGACGCCAACGGCGAGGAAGTCGAATACCGCTCCGACGCCGAGATGGCCCGGGCGCTCGCCGCCCTGGACTCGGAGATCGCGGCGCTGGCTCAACGGCCCCCTGCCGCCTTCCACTTCAAGACCTCGAAAGGAACGTGAGATGAAGAACTACGTGCAACCGGGTGAGAACATCACCTTGACGGCCGCAGCGGCCTCCAGCTCCGGCGACGGCGTTTTGGTCGGCTCGCTCTTCGGCATTGCCGCCGGAGACGCTGAGATCGGTGACACGCTGACCATCGTCACCGAAGGTGTCTTCGAGATGCCCAAGCCCGCGACCGATGTGCTCGCCGTGGGCGATCCGGTCTATTGGGATGCGAGCGGCAAACTGGCGACCGCCGACGATGACTCCGGCTCCAATGCGGAGATCGGCGTCGCCGTCACGACCGCCGCCAACCCGTCCAGCTCTGTCCGCGTGCGGCTGAACGGTTAAGGCAATGCCCCGGACTCCCTCTACATTCCGGCAAGCCGATGTGGAACGGGCGGTGAAAGCCGTCCGCTCCACGGGGCTGAGCGTCGGGACTGTGGAGGTGACAAGAGAGGGAACGATCCGGGTTATGGTGGGGGCACCATCCGGCGAGTCGGCTCAGGCCGAAACGCCCTTCGACACATGGAAGGCCAAGCGCGATGCGGCTCCGTCTTAAAGGTATAAACAGGGTTTCCAAACGGCTCGCCGATGGCAGCCGGGTAACTTACTACTACGCATGGAAGGGTGGCCCCCGGCTGCCCGGCAAGCCCGGCGATCCTGAGTTTGTGGACGCCTACAATGTGGCGATTGCCGCGAAGGCGAAGACGCCGAAGGGAACGCTGCAATCTGTTCTGAACGCCTATCAGGACTCGCCGAAGTTCACCGATCTGGCCGAACGCACCCGAAAGGATTACGTGAAGCACGTCCGCAAGATAGAAACCGAATTTGGCGACTTCCCCTTGGCCGCTCTTTCCGACCGGCGCACGCGCGGCGAGTTTCTGGCATGGCGTGACCGGATGGCGGCCAACTCGCGTCGGCAAGCCGATTACGTCTTCGCCACCTTCGCGGCGATCCTCGCATGGGCCGCCGACCGGGGCATGATCGTAACCAACCCCTGCGCCCGTCCCGGCAAGCTCTATCGCTCCAAGCGGTCCGATACGATCTGGACCGAGGCGGATGAAACCGCCCTCTTCAAAATCGCCCCGGCCCGCATTCGCCTCGCCTACCTTCTGGCGGTCTGGACCGGGCAGCGCCAAGGCGACCTTCTGCGGCTGACTTGGAAAGCCTACGACGGCACCCATATCCGCCTCACTCAGCGCAAGACGGGCCGCCGGGTGGTGATCCCTGTGAGTGGCACCCTGAAGGCCTCTCTGGACGAAGCCGCGAAGACCAAGAGCGCGGTCACGATCCTCACCACCACCAAGGGCACGACTTGGACGAGTCATGGCTTCAGCGCCAGTTGGCGCAAAACGCTGGCGAAGGCGCAGGTCACGGGGCTCACGTTCCATGATCTGCGGGGCACAGCCGTCACCCGGCTCGCACTCGCCGGATGCAGCGAAGCCGAGATTGCGACCTTCACCGGGCATAGCCTTCGGGACGTCGCCGCTATCCTCGACGCCCACTATCTGAGCCGTGATGCCCGCATGGCAGAATCAGCACTCAGCAAGCGGGAGGCGCACGAAGCCGGAACAAAAATTCCCAACTGA